AAGGACCTTCCTCTGAGTGGTTCTGAAAGAAAGTTCACCAACCGACGTTGGGGAACAGCCACAGGTATAGGCAACAATAACTGCTACGCCTATGCCGTTGGTGACTATGAAGCTTACAGGTGGCAAAAGTCAATTCCAGGTGATCGTTCCGGGCTCTCAAACCGTAATCACAATTACACTCACTGCACAGGTCTCCCAAATCGGGTGCTCTCTGACAACCCCGGAAAGATCTACCGTGTGAAGGCCAATGAAAAGTGTAAGAAGGGGTACTACAAAGTCATGATGTTTGTCTCTCCTGGAAGACCAACAAACTATATTCGCCAAGGAGACTTCCATTTCTATGTGCAACATGGCGTTGTGGAGTATCGCGTGAAACCTGGAGACACACAAGAGTCTGTAGCTAAGTTTTTCAAAGTACCACTTTCCCGTGTGAAGCGCGCTGGTAAATTTGCACCAAATAAAAGGATTGTGTTCCGTGCCAATGTTTTCAGCCACAAGAGGGGATGGGCAACTGGACCACTTCTGGTTGATGCATCTGGCAAGGCCATCAAAGACCCTCGCAAGGCAGACAGGAACTATCCTGGGCTAAACTATGAACGCTACTGTAGCTCATTCTGTGTCAAGGACAAGGGAATCAAGGTCGGAAAGACTCATCCCAAGGTCGGAAAGAAGACTGTCTAGATCTACCGTATTTTCAACATCAAAAGACATATCAAATATATCCATTATATTGAAAATGGCTTCACTCTCCAATGACACAACGTTTGACTGCGTTGTGTAATTGTTCTGAACCGTCACTGTAACCTTAAACTGTGAAACGTCAAATACTTTTCTACAAAGGGGACAAGTATTCTTACCTTTACTTTTCCATTCCTCTAGACAGTGGGAATGAAACATATGTCCACAACGGATCGGGGGATTAGTCCTTGTTGACCTTACCTCATTGAGACATATGGCACATTGTGACATTCTAGAGTATGGGTTCAAAGTTTTTACGAGAATTTATCACACCGTCTAATAGGTCTTGGACATGTCGGTGTATCGGTCGCATGGATCGCAAGTCGCACGGGATTGTTCTTGAAGCTTGTTAAGAAGTTCTGGACCTTGCTTTTGGAGAAGTTGACGGTAGCTGTAGTTGTCTTCGAGGGTGATACCATTTTGGTTCATGATGTAGTTGTTCGTGAGTTGGGCTGAGGAGTTGAGGGTAAAGCACCTGCCATCGGCCATTCCAAGTCGTTGAGACATTTGTTATCTATTGAGAAATTAATTTAATCTATGCCATCATATTCACCACCCCAGTGACCCATGGATGTTTGACTGCACCAATCGGATTTTGTACCTTTTTCTCCTCCACACCACCCCCATTGCGAGCAGCACGCTTTACCAGGACAACGAGTTTTTCCGTGTATTGGCCCACATCTACCATTTGTACTAACCCCAGTGGCTAGTAAAGCTGGTGGTGTAACAGAGGCTGGTGCCGGAGTTGGAGGCGATGGAGTTGGGGGTGATGGAGTTGGGGACGATGGACCTGGGGACGATGGACCTGGGGACGATGGACCTGGGGACGATGGACCTGGGGACGATGGTCCTGGGGACGATGGACCCGTTTTCTTCTCATCATCACCACCCATCACGAGAATAGCAAGACTTGACGAGGATGACATCATCATTAAGACAACAATACCAATGAGGGCTCCCTGTGACATTTTGTTATATTAAGTGTTAATATTAAAAATTAATTTGCCTATTCGTGATCGTCTGAAGCCAGGAGTTGAATCCCTTTGCTCTCAGATGTTCAACCATAGGTTCACATTTGTGCCCCAAAAATACATCAAAGACATCCTTCTCGGTGGTTGGAGAGACCCGAATCTGGGGATCGTCGTTGATGTGTTGGTTGATAATGTTATACGCAAAGGCAATCTCCTTGAGGGTCTCCGCGCCAGTAATAATGATCTTGCCAGTCGAGAAAATACTCGTTGTAATTTCTTTCATATCTTGGGCGGGCTGAAATTTGATCTTCACGGCCGAATACCTGTCGGGTTCAAAAGAGACTTTGAAGATATCAGAGTGATTCTCAAAGTGCTGTGCGACCCTCATGAGATTGATGTTATAATTGAGACTGAAGTTGGAGTTGATCATAACAACTCGGAAAGAATCCACTGGCATTTGGACTTCCATTCCCAAGAAAGTCTTGAAGATGTGGGTCAGTTGGGTAATGATCCTTTTACAATCAAAGAGATCGCAGCAGCCAGCCACTTGAATAGAGCCATTTGGGAAAACTTTAACGGACTTTGTACTGTAGCTGTCATGGTATGTAAGGGTTACTTGGTTATAAAAAGTTGTTGGTTTCAATTTCCATTCAAAACCTGCGGTGGTATCCCCCGCGCCAACGCGTTTCAATTTGTATGACCCCAACCCCTCAAAAGTGCTGCGAAGTTTCTTTATGTCAATATCTTGGATAAAGCTTGAGACCATAGTGATTGTCGTAATCTTTATCCAAGAAGGTCTTGTCTCCTCGGGAAGCTCCTTCCTAAACTCATCGAGGGTGAGAAGGTAGGAGAAGCTGTTGTTGGCGATCGCCGAATACATTTTTTTACTCTTTTATCTGAAGCCCTTTGTCTTTATCTAACTTTTAAGTACCAAATGACGACTTAGGTTACATTGACAAATATTCCCAAGTTGGATTTGTAACACTGAAATCTATTGTCATTTCTTTTTGTCCTTTATTAACTGCATCAGTTGTCTTCAACACTGTATTATCGGCACTCAACAGTTTAACTTTCATATTTTCTGTACGAACCTGGCAACAGTTTAGTCGGTTTGTAATTACAATCTTTTTAACAGTTGTAGCAGTACCTAAATCAATCTGCATGAAACTAGGACCACTTCCTGTAGTATGTGCAAAGTTACCCGAAGATTTGTTTTCGTCAACCAATCTTGTAAATGGTCCAGCACTATGGGCATTACCGGGTCCACCTGTAACAGTTTTACCGGATGCCACATTCACATCATTTTCATCAAATACTTCAACCTCGGCTAAGTTTATGGCATTATTTGGATAATCTGCAGCTGGACGTTCTAAACGTACATATTTAACATTAGTCACACCTTTTGGAGGTGGTGGAGTCGATGGTCCGAGGGCTGATGGTCCCAAAGTTGGTTCATCATCATCATTCATCATAACGTAGACTACAATACCCAATACAATGATTATAAAGATAACAATACCTATCATCAAAGCATTCATGGTTTATATTACTTAGAGATTATATTCCCCTCTATACCAAATGACTTCATTCATCAAGTCAGCTAAGGCCGTCTATGATGTTGAGTCTGATCTCGAATACGTCGAGATTACTTATGAGCGGTTTGTGAGGGGTAAGGGCTATGACACCTATGTAGACTACATCAACACAAAGCCCCTTGCCGACTGGGTTGTACTCACATCCAAAACACAATCTATCCCCTATGAAAAGTTCTTGGACACAATGTGTGAAAAAACACTTGAAGTTCGTCAAAAAATGGCCGAATTGGCCCTCGAAAACATCATGGCCGATAAACAGCACATAAATACATATATTCGCGCAGCCAACGCAAGTACAATTTTGGATCCCACCTTCCAGCCACCTTGGATTAATATTAAGAGTGCTTGGCAGAGGGAGTTTATCAAAAAGTTTTGTGAAGATACTCTTTTGGATCTAATTCAAAGGTCTACAGACGAATCAAGACTTGACTACTTTTTTAGCGTCTTATGTAGTATAGAATCATCGCAATAGTTAAAAGACAGATGAGAGCTCCAATAATGGAGAACTTTGGATTCTTGGCAACACCTACGACAACGCGCTCAACGAACTTTCTATCATTCTTTGTAAATCCGGTGTCAATATTTCGTCGTGGGTGAAGTGGTCTAGATAAAGAACACTCACTTGTAGATTCAGAGCAGAGACCGTAGTCGCAGTACACGCTACGCTCCTTTTCTGGGATACCTGGTTCACTTCGCATTTCCGCAAAATCCTCAAAGTTGCCCGTCTGTCTCACACCCCCTGGAAGGGAGAAATCGTGGGAGACAAATGGATTGACATCATTGATGGCATCTTCATCATTGAGCATGTACTTACTCATAGTTACTTTTACTTCAGATTATATTTTTTCGTCTTCATTTTGGATCGATGTTCTTCCCACATTTTGTCGAGATCAACATCCAGCATGTGAGCCAACTGAAAGAGGTAACTAAAAACGTCACCCATCTCCATCATGACATCCGTACCTCTCTCTTTTTTGAGCCCAGTCTTTTTGTATGTCTTCTTGTATTGGCGAATTGCCGAGGCCAACTCCCCAACTTCTTCGGTCAGGAGAAGCCACACAGTATCTACCGCAGCGCGATCCCATCCCTTGGATTTACATACTTTTTCAGTTTCTGATTTGTAATAATTCAGGCTCATCTTACCTGGTCAACGATGCAAAACTTTAATTGATTCCAATCTTATCATTGTAACCAATCTTTTTACCAACAGTACTGGTATTTGTTGGAAGATCTATAGGTGTAGATATCGTGTCAATATCTTGAACGTAGGACATATATTGGGACACACCAGTTTGAATTTGTCCAAGTGCAGTGTCAATAACACGTTCGTTCATAAATCGAACTTGCTCGTTCACACGAGAGTGGTGATCACCGGAGTTGTTAATGAATACAACACGCATGATGCTGTACAAATCATCTGGGTTTTGTCGATCAATCGCAATTCCAGTTTTGTTCTTGAACGCCTGACGGATTCCACGCTGGAGAAGATTTTGATTGAACTCAGAAAAGAACAGGGTGTTGAGTGGAGTCTCACACTGCTTGAGGGAATCGAGGTGGAGGTTGTCACACATTTAATATAGACCTGGAAAAAAAACTCTGTAAATACTAAATGTTGAACATCGCTGACTTCGACGAAGCTTATGCCAACAAGCCTACCAATGTCGAACAAATCCCATGCCAACCCCCAGCCTGCTTCGTTGGCTCCTATGCTCCAGTGAGCAAGCCAGGTGAGGAAGGTCGTTTCTTCAACAACACCTACCTTCTCCAGAAGGACCGCAAGTTTGAAACCTTCGGTACTGTCAAGGTTCGTAGTGGCGATCTTGAGAAGTGCCGCAAGTAAGTTAAAAATAAAACACGTAGAATAATTAGTAAACATGAGAGTCGTTAAGCGCTCAGGTCGTATTGAGGATATGAAGTTTGATAACATCACCAATAGGATCAAGAATCTAACATATGGACTCTCAAAAAATTGCGACTCCTCTAAGGTGGCACAACAAGTCGCTTCATCTCTCTACGACGGCATCACCGTCCAGGAGATCGATACACTCTCCGCAGAAATATGTGTCGGTATGATTACATCAGACCCAGACTATGAAATCCTCGCAACTCGCATTGTTGCCAGTAACATTCAGAAGGTGTGTCCCAATAACTTTCACATTGCGATGAAGAAGTTGGCCAAGGCTGGTATCGTCACAGAGGAAGTTGCGCGTATCGCTGGTCGAGTCAGGGACGACATTGATACAAAGAGGGACTATGACTTTGGGTACTTTGGCCTCAAAACCCTTGAGAAGTCATATCTTCAGCGCCTTGACGGTATCCTGATGGAAACACCCCAGTACATGTTTATGCGTGTGGCCATAGGTATTCACGGCGAAGATATTCCTTCGGTGTTGGAAACCTACGATAAGATGTCCAAGGGTATGTTTATTCACGCGACACCAACTCTCTTCAACGCGGGCACACCGAGACCACAAATGAGCAGCTGCTTCCTCATCGCGAATAAGGGTGACTCGATCGACGGCATCTATGGAACTTTGACAGAGTGCGCGCAAATTTCAAAGTGGGCTGGAGGCATCGGTATGCACATTCACGATGTGAGAGCCAATAAGTCTCGTATTCGGGGTACAAATGGTCAATCAGATGGTATTATTCCAATGCTTCGTGTATTCAACGCCACCGCACGCTATGTAAATCAAGCTGGTCGTCGTAAAGGTTCAATCGCTGTGTACCTCGAGCCATGGCACGCGGATATCATGGACTTCCTTGAGTTGCGTCTAAATCAAGGGGATGAAGAAGCGAGATGCCGCGACCTCTTTTCGGCCCTTTGGATTCCAGACCTTTTCATGAAGAGAGTGGAGGAGGGTGGTCAATGGTCCCTCTTCTGCCCAGATAAGGCACCAGGTCTCTCGGATGCCGTGGGTGAAGAGTTTGAAGCACTCTATACACAATATGAAGAGGAGGGGAGAGCCAATGCGACAGTTCCAGCTGCAGAGGTCTGGAAGGCAATTCTTAAGTCACAGACAGAGACGGGAACGCCATACATGCTTTACAAAGACGCGTGTAACAAGAAGAGCAATCAGAAGAACTTGGGGACGATTAAGAGTTCAAATTTGTGTACGGAAATTTTAGAGTACACTGATAAGGATGAGACATCTGTTTGTAATTTGGCGTCGATCGCCCTTCCGAAATACGTCGATGAAGAGACTCGCTCGTTTGATTATCAAAAGCTTCATGAAATCACAAAGATTGTCACCAAAAATCTAAACAGAGTCATTGATCGTAATTTTTATCCAGTGGAGACTGCGCGAAAGTCTAATATGCGACACCGACCAATCGGTCTCGGTGTTCAAGGTCTCGCGGATGTATTTATTTTGTGCCGTCACGCGTTTGATTCAGATGAAGCCAAGGAGATGAATGCGCGCATCTTTGAGACTATGTATCACGCAGCCCTCGAGGCGAGCTCTGAATTGGCGGAAGTTGAAGGCTCCTATGAGACATTTGAGGGATCTCCAGCTTCGCAGGGTGTCCTTCAATTTGATATGTGGGATGGGGAGACCAAGCTTCACTATGACTGGGACGCACTCAAAGAGAGAATCAAGGAGAAGGGTCTCCGCAACAGTCTTCTCATGGCACCAATGCCGACAGCCTCGACGGCTCAGATTTTGGGTAACAACGAATGCTTTGAGCCATACACAACTAATATCTACTTGAGACGCACCCTCGCGGGAGAGTTTGTTGTTGTCAATAAGCACCTCGTCGAGGATCTCAAGAAGATTGGTCTGTGGTCTAAGGAAATGAAGGATCTCATGGTGAAGGCGGGTGGTTCTATCCAGAATATTGTGGATATTCCAGATGATATTAAGAACTTGTACCGCACGGTTTGGGAAATCAAGATGAAGGATGTCATTGATATGGCGGCACAACGTGGACGCTTCATTGATCAATCACAAAGTATGAACCTCTTCATGGAAAGTCCAACCTTGTCGAAATTGTCGTCGATGCACATGTATGCCTGGAAACGGGGTCTCAAGACGGGTATGTACTATCTGAGATCCAAGGCCAAGGCGAGACCCATTCAATTCAGCCTTGAACCCGAGTGTGTCGCTTGTTCAGCTTAAAGTTTTGATGGGATATTCAAGTAGCATAATGTCTAAAATTACCGACGCCATAGAAAATTTGGAAATTGCCGAGTTTAACAACCGAAAGATTGTGCTATCCACCAAAGAAGGAACGCCGATGCGCATCCAATTTCCACGCCTCTACATGCCATTTGGGGTCTCGGGTTTTACACCCGAGGTTGGCCCGACCAAATACAATGTTGATTTGGCTCTCAAGGGTCACGACGAAGAGGGGAGTTATATTAAAAAGTTCTACGAATCTTTGAAGTCTATTGAGAACAAAATCATTGATGCCGTTGTTGAACAAAGTCAAAAGATATTTGAGAAGAAGATGACGAGGGAAGAAATTGAACCAATGTTCAATTCAAATATCAAGGAAAGTCCTGATCGCGAACCAAAGTTTCGTGTCAAGGTTGATACGGATCACAACAGTATGATTAAGGCGGCTGTCTATGACGCGAATAAGAATGCCATTAAGACTGAAGTTTCAAATGGTCTCTATGCAAGAAATAGTGGACATGCTATTGTGGAACTCAATAGCGTCTACTTCTTGAACAGAAAGTTCGGGTGTACTTGGAAACTTAATCAGTTAGTTGTGTATGAACCACAGAACCTTAAGGGGTTTCAGTTCCAAATCTAATAGAGTGGAGTTACTGTTGTTGAACCCACTTCATTTCTGTATGCGGGTACAGGACTATAATTTCGTCCCCCACCACCAGTCCTTGTATAGAACGCATTACTGGTGGTTTGGTAGATACGGTTCTTTTTCGCGTCTAAATAATTGGTAGCCGCAGCTTTTGCTTGATTTCGGTAGTCATACGCCAAATCCCGTGCGTTTCTCTTAAGGTCTCTGGCCATACCACGTGCTTCTCTCTTAGCCTGACGCACAGCTGACTTTGCCATACCTTTGGCCATACTTTTAGCTAATATACCCGCGAGGGCTGCCATTTACTTATTATTGGTATTTTTATTGAGGAGAAGAAGGTGATATATGATTTGTGCTTCCTTGAGCAATTTACCCTGAACCTTGGTAAAACTCTTAGGGTCCAAACCTAGCTTTATCTTAGCCAACTTAACGGACTCATCCCACTTTGCAAGAGTCATTCTTATAGTATTACATCATTTTTTTAATCTTCTTCTTGTAGGCGGCGGTACCTTCCTTTGGTTGGAGAGCAAACTTACCCTTCTTTGGCTTGAAGACCTTGGTCAAGTGCTTCTTACCCTCCTTCTTCATACGCGCGAGAGCAGCTTTGTGGGCGGCGACAGACTTGATTTGGCCGTCATTTGGATCCAACATGAGATCCTTGGCACGGAGACCTCCTGTGGTCTTTTCGGCGGTTCCATGGAAAACTTCAGCTCGGCTTCCGACTGGCTTGGATGACATCTTTTTATACATTACGCGCGGAAAATTTTCTTGATATCAAGGATTGAAATCTTTTCGGTTGTTCGCTTGACTGGAATTTGTTTCTCAATTCTCTCATCATTGAGAACCTTGGAACACACTATGGATTTGTGACCTTGGAGAGCCATCATTTCTTCCTCCACACTCACAAATGTATCAGTCTCTTTATAGATGAGTTTCTTGACATATACTGGTTTAGTCTGTCCTGTACGATGACTACGCCCCACAGCTTGGAGTTCTGTCGCGGGGTTCCAAGATGGTCCCGTAATATAAACGCGTGTTGCTTCTTGGAGGTTGAGACCCTGTCCTCCTGATCGGATTTGTATAATGAAAACAGCTCCCGGCGGCGCCTTTTTGAACGCAGTCACTTGATTGTCACGCTCTTCTTTGGGGACAGAACCATCAATGCGGAAAGTGGGGCATTCCATGTTCTGTTGGATGTAGTCCATCTCACCCCTGAATTGACAGAAGACGAGGGTCTTTTCGTCTGGGTGAGACTTAATCATACGGAAGAGGGACTCCATCTTGTTAGATCTCCCAATCCACTCTTCTGGTTGTGTACCATTCTGCTTTGCGATACCCTCAAGATACATCTGTGGCCAAATCATACATTGTCTGGCGCGAAGGAGGCACTCCAATATGACCATGTTCTTGGAATTGAGACTTATGGCGTGTTTGAAGGCATCCCTAATTGTGTCTTGGGCATCCTTGAAGACAAACTCATACAACTGCCTCTCATCTGGAAACATATCAAGTTCCACATTCTCGAAATGACACGGTGGGAGTTCCAATCGTGTATTGATCTTTGCCAAGTCATCTTTTGTCCGACGAAGGATATAAATGTCCTTGATCTTATTGGTCATGCCTTGAACGAGGGATTTCTCAATACCAAGGAAAGTGCAGAGAGAGACAAAGTCATTCATGGAGTTGAACACCGGTGTGCCAGTCACAATCCATTTGATATCAGTCTTGAGACGACACACACTTTTGAACAACTTTGAAGATTTGTTTCTGATCTCATGAGCTTCATCCAATATGACACGATCCCACACATACATGTGAATTGGTGTTTCCTCAATAGTTGAGAGGAGTGAGTAGGGTGTGATGACGACATCGTGTTCAAGAATGTCTGTGAGAGACCTCTTTGGTCCATCAAAGAGGTGGACGGATAAATGTGGAGCAAACTTCCCAATCTCATTTGCCCACTGAGTGATAATAGATTTGGGTACGACGACGAGTGTGCGTCTTTTGGGGTTTCCAAGCATCGTAGCAATCAATTGCGCACTTTTGCCAAGGCCCATTTCATCTGCTAATATTCCACCTTTGGGACCAGATGATTGATTTTCCATAGTCAACATCCAGAGTACACCTTCGCGTTGGTAAGGGGCGAATAGCCTACCATTGAAATTGTCCTTTGCGCGATTGTACTGTTCTTCAATCTTCATGGTTTTGGTTTGATTTTTACATAGGGGTGGTACACTTAGGTGGTTAAGAATCTGTACCCATCTGTCGGGAATATAGAAATTTATTACTAAAAATTCTTAAGAAAGTTGTTATAATCTTAAGAAGTTTTGTCCTTAGGAAAAAATAGTTTTTTGGAAAAAATCCGACAAACGGGTACAGATTTTATGAATTTTCTTTTTTCTTTTTTTCGTGATATTGTAGCCTTTTTTTCTCATTAAGTTTTTGTCTGTTCTTTTCACGGTACTTTTTAGCTGCCAATTGTGTTGGTGTCAATTCAGATGGATCTTTGCTACTGAGTGGAGCCTTCTTCACTAATCTATACTCATAGCCATCTGGAGCCTTGGGAAGAGTCTCAGTCTCTTCTTCCATCATACACATATATGAGATTTTATCTTTAAGAATATTGATGTCCAAATTTTCTGTACCCATCTGTCGGAAATATAGAAATTTATTACTAAAAATTTTTAAAAGAGTTGTTATAATCTTAAGAAGTTTTGTCTATAGAAAAAAATAGTTTTTTGAAAAAAATCCGACAAACGGGTACAGATTTTTAAAAAATGAAAAACCCCAGGACACCGTTCCAATTGGAACATAATTATTTTCTCAACTATGAGTATGGATCATCACCCAACTTCATTCCTCGTCCTTGACAATAAGGAGCTCGGTACATTTTGGGTAGGTCAAGCCAACATCAAACCTGGTGCGAACGATCGTGCTGTAAATGTGTATCAACTGATAGATAAATTGTCCTCTAAATACGAAGAAGAATATCCACACATATGCTTTGATGTTGAGAGTATAGCGTGTGAAATATACAAATTCCATGAATTGGAAAAATGGATTACAGATCTGTTGTACCAAATCAAACGAAAACCACTTAAACTCATGGAACTCAACGAGCTTCTCACAGCAGGTTGGGGTGAAGGAGACTACACTACCAATTCAACCATACATGTATTACGAGTTAATAAAACACGAGAGGGTCTAAGAAATACTTATAAAAAGTTGATAGGTGAATGGGAAGCCAAAGGTATGAGATGCCTCAACACATTGAGATGTAAAACGGACAAAGAAAAGTATGAAGACAAGAAACAAGATCCCACCTTCTTGTACAACAAGGCTCGTAAAGAAGTTCTCCGTCAAATAAAGAAGACTGGAAAGATGCCAAAAGACACAACCATCGAGAAGTACCAGATTAAAGAAGATGAGATAAAGGAAGTTATGGGTCGTAAAGGCATTATCTACAAGATCACAAGCCCTTCGGGGAAGGTTTATGTGGGGCAGACTGTGCGTTCTTTTGAAAAAAGAATGCAAGAACATAAACAACCATATTCTGGGTGTACCTTATTGAAAAGTGCCATAGATAAGTACAAAGACCAAATGAAATATGAAATCATTGAGGATAATGTTCCACAAGAACAACTTGATGAGAGAGAAATACACTGGATAAAGGAGTTAAATTCTCTCGCACCAAATGGGTATAATCTGGAAAGTGGTGGACACTATGAAAGGAACTACAGTCAAGAATCAAAAGATAATATGCGAAATGCTGTAATTAAAGTAAAAATTGAGAAAAATGGATATTTAGGTTCTGTGGAGAAATCTGGTAATTTATTTTATCCAAAGGCTCAAAATAATTGTAACAAACTATATCTCTCGAATGGTGGATTTCCAACTGAAGAAGAATGTATAGAAGTCCTAAAGGAATACACAAAAGATCCAGATATTTTCATAAAAGTTGACAGTCCGTATAAGAGAAAGGATGGTTCTGTATTAAAAAGAGGTAAGAAATGGAGTGTTAAATATAAGAATAATTATTTGGGAGACTATGAAACGGAAGAAGAGGGGTGGGAAATGATTGATAAATATGTAGAAGACCCCCAAAAATTTACAAAACCGAAAAAAAAGATTGGTTCTATAACTAAACGGTGTAATAGATGGCGACTTCACTATAAACACAGATATTTAGGAACTTACGCCACAGAAGAAGAAGCCGAAGAGGCTCGTAAAGCCCTTGTTTAATCCTCAATATACACATCCTCATCAGAAAGTGCTTGAACCTCGCATACGGGTGTTGGCAGTTCCTTTGTTTTACGGGGTCTCTTCACTTTCTCCTTGGGCATTGGAATCTCGTCCAGGTGTTCTCTAAAGTAGAGAACCCTCTTCCAAAACGCGTCCATCACTGGGAGGTAAGTCTTGAACCATTCACGATCACGAGGAACAATTGTCACATCAAACACCGCCGGTAATGGAAAAGTAATATCAAACGGGGCATATTGAACAAAAAAACAGCTTTCTACGTTCATAATCTCCATGCATACCTGAATTTGCGCGTTGTACCAAATCGGTACTTCCCCTGGGATAATTCGGCGTCTCATAGGGCATTTAATTTCAACTAAACAGTTTGTATCTGTGAGACCATCGGGTGATCCACCTAACCATGGATATTTTTCGTGTGGGATTAACCCCAGATCATATACCTTTAAACCGTATTGCTCTTCAAACATTTTGATTGCGATTGGCTCTTGTTGCGTGCCCCACTCGGTGTAGATATTCCCCGTGAATTTTTCGCCGATTCCACACTTCTTTCGAAGAAGGTCGTCGGGAGTCTCGTACTTATTCACACCGATGGCAGTCCCCGCATCTGAGGCTGTGAGCATGTTGCCCCGGAGTTTTAACCAAGCCTCGCTTCTCTGCTCATCGAACTCCAAATCCAACAGCCTTTTGACATTGGGATGCATGTTAATGTATTATTGTTGGTAATTTTTAAGCTGTTCAAAGAATGCCCGAGCAGCCAATTGTTCGGCTTGCTTTTTACTCTTTGCCTGTCCTCTCCCACCAAATTGACCATTTATGTAGGCATCAATGTAAAATATACCCTCGTGGTGTCCCACGACACGGTATTCTGGCAAAGGTATATTCGTAATTTGACAGTACTTCATGAGATGATCCTTAAAGTTATCATCAATCATGATGGCGTTAAGGTCAA